GCTGTGTTAAAATCAAGTATTGTTTTACCACCTACATTTAATTGTACCGGTCTATCTAAGAATTGTCGCATTAAATCATTAGTTGCTTTTTGTTGTTCTTCTTGCTGTTGTTTAGCTCTTTCTTCACGTTCACGTCTACTAGATTCAGCATCAAATAAAGCTTTAACAGCTCCAAAAGTACCACCTAATACTCCTCCAACTACTGTACCAAGACCAGGAATAATAGATCCAATCATAGCTCCCATACCAGCGTACTCAGCTGTAGTACCAATACCTGATACAGTATCTTTTCCCGTCCCTTCATCCATTTGTCCAGCTATTAAGTCAGCTCCTATTCCAACAGCGGCTGTGGCTAATCCTGGACCTAGTCTCATTAATGTTCTAGCCCCTTTAGCTCCAAATTTGCCAACCATTCCTCTTTTCATTCTACTTCCAACACTTCTTTTACCTCCTTTACCTCCTAAATCACCTACTGAGTCAGCTAAACCACCTTCACCTCCAATTCCTCCATCTATAGTTTTTACAATCATAGGGTTAGGATATGTACCTCGTTGAAAAAACATTCCTTTTCCAAACCCACCACTAAATAAAGATGTTATACCTTTTATAGCTATTAATAACATTGGTGCTCCTAATATAGCGGCTCCTAAAGCATTGCCTAAAGTTCCACCAGTTAAACTATTAAGTGAATCAATCATTCCTTGAACACCATGAAGAGCACTATTTATCATATCAACAAATAACCTCATAGGTCCTCCAGTCAAATTAGCAATCATGTTATTTAAATTCCTAAATACTTCATGTTGTTCTTCAGCTAAAGATTTTTGTTCATATTGTGCTTTTAAAGCGTCATCTAATTTTAAGTTATGTTTAGCGGCATATTCTAAAGTAGCTGTAGCTGATTTTTTAGCGTCTTCTGATAGTTTAGCTTCAAATTCTCTTTTACGAAGCATAGATGACATCTCTTGAACGTTCATCCCAAACGCTTCAGCGTATGCTTTTCTTTGAATAACATTCATCTTTTCAAATTGATGAATACTACCTACTTGTTTAGCTATTTCAGTTGTTAATTTAGCTGTGTCACCAGATAAAGCGGCTGCTCTAGCTCTTTCTAAATTAATAGCTTTACCTGTTAATAATTCAGCCTTTAATTCATTTTCAATTGATGATTCAAAATCAAGTAATGACTCACCAATTTTATTCACTTGATCTAATTCTAAACCTAATCTATTAGCTTGCATCACAGCTTTAGCTATAGCTTCAGGATTACCTTTAAAACGAGTATATATATCATCACTTACATTAGCTACTTTATCTAACACTTTACTAAGAGCCATAGTGCCTCCTAATTGTGCTTTTTGTAAAGTATATGTTTTAGATACTGATCTAAGAATATCTAAGGAGTTTCTACCTTGTTCAGTTCCTAACTCAACCATTTTAGCACTCGACTGCTCACTTAAACCATAAAAATGAGATAAACGAGCAGCTCCTTCTAAATTCTCAGCATTATACGCCACAGATGTACCTAATTCTTTATTTAGTTTTATCTGAGTTTCTAATAACATTTGATTGTTAAGGAAACTATCACCTACTTCGGCGGCATATTTAGCATATGAATTATATAACTCTTTAGAGGCTTCTTTACTTATACCTAATGTTCGACTAGTATCTACTAAAGTTTGATCTAAGTCTTTAGCTACTTTAAGTAATTTAGTAAATATAGCTACTTGAGCAGTTGCTAATACTAAGGGGTCTGTTAATTTTTTAGCCAGACCTGAGGCTAAAGCATTTAGCCCTGTAGCCATGGTCTTTATTTTACCATTTAGTCCTAAAGCTTTTTCATCTGATACACCTAAAGCTTTAGCTTGATCTTGAGCCGCTTTTTTAGCATCACCAAATACTTCATCAAGACCACTTAAACCTAATTTACTGGTTATATGTTCAGCAGATTTAAGTAAAGTACCTGTTAAACCAATGCTTTTATTTAAGTTTTTAGTAAAACTAAGTCTTTTCTCAATTAACGCTACAGTATCTTGCTCAATAAGAAAATTTTGTTGGGCTCCTTTTAATAAAGCTCTTTCTTCATCTGTTAAATTTTCTACAAGATCAAGATTTACTTTAGTTAAATCAACAATACCTTTTTGAGTTGCTAATCTTTGAGCTGAATTTTGTAATTCTTTATATGCTACTTTGGCTTTAGCTAAGTCTTTTTCTAATTGTTTTTCACTTAACTCAACCATTTCTTCAGCATCATCAGCTAGTTTTCTAGATATGCTTTCTAAAGTTTTATACTGCTTAGAGGCTTCTTTGACATTATTTATTTTACCGCCTAATTCTTCATTTATTTCTCTTAATAAATTACGTTGGTCTCTAGCCAATTCAGCTTCACGCTGCAAATATGAATTTATTGCGGCTAATTCTTGTACTGTATAATTAGGATATGGCATTTAAAAATATAGTTTATACCGTGTATAAATATGAAAGCGCCTTATTTCTTAGGCGCTTTTATTTTAGTACTAAAATCTGGTTTTAATGGTGGTCCTAGTGGTTTATTATTAGTTGTCTTATTATCAGGTCCATTTATAGCTTCAGCTTGTTTTTCAATACTTTCAGCTATTTTTTTCAAATGATAATGTCTATATCTAATAGGCATACTATAAACTTCATTATGTGTGAAACCACCTTGTCCATAGTAACATAACATATGGATCTCTTCTAGTAATATACTTTTATAGCTCGGTGTCAGGCCAAAAAAAGCTAACACCAATTGGTAACTCGATGCCCTCCACTACATCACCATTTGTTCTAACAGCATTAACTTTTAAATTAAGGTCTGGAGTGATTTTATTAATATATTCACGTAGAGCTTTTACATCTCTAGCTAACATATTATCTACAAATTCTCGAATAGTAGCTTGATCTCTATCACCGTTAATAGATAATATAAGATGTTTTAAACGAGTAGTGACAGATGTTACTTGATTTGGATTTATTTTTTTCAACCCCTCAATTTCTTTATCAATTTTAATTTCATCACCATGATTCAATAATTTAAAAGTTATAGTAACTTTAGATATAGGTAATGTAAAATTAAATTCATTTTTACCACGAGTGAATAGTGATTCATCTAAAAATGTAGATTCAATTAATGATAAATCAACAGTTGCTTTTTCTGAATTACCTGTATTCGGATTAGGTAACATAAAATCATAATCTTTACCATAACCTAAAATACGAGCAGCTACTAAAATAGCATTTTTATCACCATTTAATAACTCATTATAATCTACACCTGGTGTTACAATCATTGATTGTAATAATTTATCAATAACAACACCTTGTCTAATAAAGTTAGCATTGGATAAAATATCTTCTTCTTTAGCAGTCATGTATTTCATCTCAACAACACCTTTAGATAACGGAGATGACTCTGGATAAAGTAAACCTTTAGATGGTAACTCAATTTGTTCAGTGGGATACTTAAATTTTTCTTCCATAACGTTTTTATTGTTTTATATATATAAATATACAAAAATAAAAAAAGCCGCCCAAATGGACGGCTCTTTATTATAGCACTGTGTTCAGATTAGTAATTGAGGATACAATAATCCATAGCGATTGTCATACTGATGCTAATATAAGCTTCATTTGCCCAATCATATTCGCCAAAGTTGGCTTCTTTAACATAAGCGCCTTTAACAATCCACTCACCTACTACATCACCTACTGGGCCTAAAATGTCTAAACGTAAGTCTTTTTTATAGAAATCGCTATATCCATCTCTACCAGTTACTGATTCGTGAGCTAAACGAGCCCATTCCATTACAGCTTGAGCGCCACTTGGGGTTACAGGATCATAAAGTTCTAAGTTCATATCATTCCACCTAACTTTACCTTTTACTTTACGGTAAACGTTGATGTGGTCTAATATAATCTCACCAGCGTTAAATGATGGTGATGAAGCTTTTTTAATTAAATAAGTTGGGATTCCATCAATGTACATCACAAAGCGATTTTGAACTTTAGGTTCAAACGCTGTGAACATTATTTCATTTGGATCTAATACTGCCATTGTA